CGCAGGAACCGCGGCACAATCATTCATTAAAGGCGATTTACAAGGCGGATTAAACACACTATCTAGTGCATTTAAGACAAATAAACAAGATATGATTAAGATAGGGGCTGGAACTTTGGCCGCTAAATTGATTTTAGGATCTCTTGGAGGATCTAAGGTATTAGGAGCAATTGGACCCCTAAAGCTTCGCGCTTGAAATCCAATAGGAAATAAACATGGCAGTAGTAATAACAAGATCAGTAGCAGGGCTTAGCGCAACGACAAGTAATCAGGCATTATCAAATTTGGGGGCAAGTTCATTGAGTTCCTCATTTAATATACCGGTTGGAATGTCTAGTATCAAACAGATATCAATTTCTGTCACATCAGTAGGAACCGTCGATTATGTTCCTTTGGTTACCGTTTCAGGAAATGGTATGAAAGAAGGCGCAGCCACTTTCGCAGGTATGGGATATTGTGCAGGTGCAAGTTCTACAGCAGGAAACCCAAACAATTTAACTTATGATACTGATTTGCCAATAACGGCAAATAATTCTGTAGAAATTGCACTGGCAGTAACTACAGCAGCTACAGTTGACGCAGCAATAACAGTAACTTTCGCTTAAGGAGTCTTTAATGGCTCTAATCGGTGGTGGGGGTTCTGGTAATGTCGCAGGGGGAAACCCTAGTGGCACTGGTGGAAGTTTAAACTATATTGGGGATCATGTTTATGCTAATTCAGGTAGTGTCAGCGTTCCTACTGCTGAAACTTCCTTAATAGATACAACCACTGGAGGCAATAGTTATATTTTGGCAGACATACAATTAAGTTCTATTGACAAAGTATCTGATGACTTTGATTTAAAGATTAAAATAAACGGGGAAGTTGTTTACGGTTTACAAATCGATAATACTGGTTATCAAGCATTTCTTTATGGTATGTCTCCGATACAGTTAATTCTACCACCACAAACTAGAATAGAAATAACCCTAACAAACATTTCTCAAGATGTAGGAAGGGAATGGTTTTGTACCATAACAGGGAGGGTATATGGCTAAAAAGAAACTAACTAAAGCACAAGTAAAACGATTATTGAATAGCGCTAATGCTTCAATATACAGATTAGCATTAGACAGACTACAACACGGAACAGGATCTCTTATTCCTATATCATTTAAGAAACTAGAAACGATGTTAGGGGATTTAGGTAGAGCCATCGACAAGTTGTGACCACTAAAATTTATAATGTCGAGTTCCCAGACTGGTTTAATGACAAGCGAAGCGTGGAACAATTACTTATTAGATTGGTGTTGGCATATCTCGCAGGGAAAGAGTCAGGTGTCATCTGATGGCTTACGCACTAATACCCGATGGATATACACTAAAGTCAGTAACCAAGCTACAAAAACAAGCGTTAAACGATAAACGACGTCATGATAATGTTATGACAGTTCTTAACAATCCAGAAATAATAAAACAAATTATAGTTACAGGTTTTGCAATTTTAGCAGTTAAAGAAGGCAAAGATGCTTTAGTTGAACTAAAAGATTTAGGTGTTAATATTAGTCAGGATGTAGAAGACGCATATACTAAAAAGCGAGCGGTTAAATTTGGTGATTTTATTGCCCCTGTAGGTGTAAGTATTGAAGATGTAGTTGAAGAAGGACTAAAGAGGTTAGGCTTAGCATGAACGGGCTACTTCCTTTATTGAAGCTGATATTTGACTCGGGGGCGGTCTCACCAAAAGCCCCCACAGATGTCACTCCTAGTGATAAAATACCCGCATCTTGTATTAGGGTAGATGGAAAATTAACTTTTCCATGTTGGCAGAAATTTATAGATCCTGCTGGCAGTAATTCAGACTGGCAAGATTACTTACATGACCGTTAAGTAATCCATTATGGACATAGAACCTACGGTATTGATAGCATATGCAATAATTTGGACAATTTTTTATTTTTTTCTGTCTAATTATATTGCTGAATTAAGTCGCAAGAAATGGACTGACTGGGTAGTTAGCGACGATAGCGACGACGTTTTAATGGATGCACTAAGCGTTATAGTGGATGAAATAGAGGATCGCATGCATGATAAATTAGAACACTTCCAAAAGTCTTTTTTTGGTTCTTTGGGCGCAGCCAGCAAGAAACTAGATGGCGCTACAGGAGCTTCAACAATTAAAGCAATTACCAGAGATAACCCAATTATGGGGTTCGTAGCTGAATACATGATGAAAAGGGGTGGATTAGGCGATTTAAGTCAATTAACAGGCCAAAACAGCCCAGAAGTAGGGGTAAAACAGCACCAGAAAAGCACTAAACTAGGATTATAATAGTATTTAGTTAGTTATATATTATATGTATGTAATACTCTTTTTATTTGTATGAAGGCTTATTATTTATAATTTTAAAACCGTGTGGTTTAAATATTACTTTCTATAATAAGAATTATCGAAAGTATTAGGGGCTTGGACTTAATCCTAATATAATTTTACATACATATATATTATATAGAATACGCTATTCTGGAATTATGGTGAGACAAGTAGGTAGACCCGCTCAGAGAGATTCTGAGGGCAATATAGTCAGCAAGTGTTTAGTTAACGTAACTATTCCAAGTAAGCTAAGAGATTTCTTAGTTGAAAACAAAGTAAACAGATCGCAATTATTTACAAACGTAGTAACTGATATGTACAAAAAGGAATTATGTCCTAAATGTTATAGTCGAAACGTTACGGATTCATTATTTGCAATAATATGTGAGGATTGTACTCAAGTTATACAATATAATAAATGTTATGAGTGCGACGCTAGTTATCAAAGGCCAACTATGGATAAACAGAATAACGTTATTGAGGGCAATAGACCAATAGCAATCAAAGGATCTGATAGGTTCGGATGTCAGGTGTGTTTAGAATGAACCGTTGCCAAGGGTGTCAACGAAATTTTGACGGGCCTTTATGGAAAAAGAATAAGTGTAGAGTCTGTTTTAATGATTAAACAAACATATTTTGGTAAAAAATTGATTAGATGGAACGGTAAACAACCTAATGGAATGAAGCATTGGAACTGTGATTGTAAAGTAGATTATGTTAAGATAGATCAGAAACTATATGAGGTTCATTTTTGCCACAAATAACCTGTAAAGGTGGGTGTGGTAGACAAATAAGGAACCCTCCAAGTAGAAAGATAACGGGTTTTTGTGCTGAATGTTTAAACACCAAGCATAAATAACAAAATTTAGCTATTTGGGTACATGGTTAGACGTAGAACAACTAAGAGAACTTCCCGAAGGAAACGTTCTTTTTCAATAAATTTATTAGAGACTGGCGCAGGATTAGCCTTTTTAGACGCAGCCAACGCAGGAACCGCGGCACAATCATTCATTAAAGGCGATTTACAAGGCGGATTAAACACACTATCTAGTGCATTTAAGACAAATAAACAAGATATGATTAAGATAGGGGCTGGAACTTTGGCCGCTAAATTGATTTTAGGA